AGGAAAGATAAAAAATGACTGGATCAAGTTCATTTTGGTTTGCTAATACTGGAGCAGCAAGTTTTTACAATGATGTCGTAGGGCAATCTTTAAAAATAGACGATGGTTCAGATGCTAGATTAACTCGTACATTAGGTACTGCAACAAACAGAGCAAAATACACTTTAAGTTGGTGGATGAAACTTAGCGACACACTGAATACTGGTAGCAGTGCAACTATCTTTGATTCAGGTTCAAGTGGTTCAAATTATAGTTTTATATATTTATCTAACGGAACAAAATTAGCTTGTAATGGAGTATCTGGTGGAAGTAACTCTTATGCTTTAACAACAAATATTCAGCTAAGAGACCCTACTGCTTGGTATCATTGTATGTTTGTTTACGATTCTGCACAATCTACAGATACAAATAGGATATATTTTATAGTAAATGGAACTAGACTTACAGGTTACACTGGTAGTCCTATATATCCAACACAAAGTTCTAACGATCCTCATTGGAATAATAGTGGCGCTCATTATATAGGATATGGAGGGGGTGCAGTTGGTGTTGGTGATTTTGATGGTTATCTCGCTGATATTTACCACATAGACGGACAAGCACTTGATGCTGATGATTTTACAGAGACAAAAGAAGGAGCATTAATTCCAAAAGAATATTCAGGTAGTTATGGAAACAATGGTTTTCATTTAAATTTTAAGAAAGAACTAGCAGCAACGAATGGATATTCTCACTATTTTAGTAGTAGTGATGCTATATTTTCTAATGCTTCTCATTATGACATAGGAAGTTCTGATGATTTTACATTAGAGTTTTTTCATAAATCAGCTATGAGTGATGCTCCTAATTCATTAGGATATTATCAAACAGCAGGTCCACATTTTATGCTTCAATTAAATGGCACTTCATATGTTTATATGTATACAGGCAATGGTGCATCACGAACATTTACAGCAGGGGGAGATGCTTCATATACTGCAAATGCTTGGAATCATACAGCTATCGTAAGGTCAAGTGGAACAATGAAGTGTTATATTAATGGTTATCAAACAACAGCAGGAACAACCTCTTATTCAGATACAACAGCATGGGATACAGATAGATTTATTGTGGGAAGGGCGCATGGTCCAAGTCAACCGGGGTTTACTGGATATGTAAGTAATGTAAGACTTGTTGTGGGTAGTGCTGTATATACATCTAATTTTACACCATCAACAACACCACTTACAAATATAACAAATACAAAATTATTAATTTGTCAAACAGCAACTATTACAAAAGATAATAGTTCAAATGATGTTACAGGCACTACTTCAGGAACAACTACAGCTTACACCGATTCACCATTCACAGGTGGAAGTCCTTTTTATAACGATAAATCAGGAACAGGTAATCATTTTACCCATACAAATATAATACCAAATGATGTAGTAATTGATTCTCCTGAAAATAATTTTTGCACATTTGCAGGAAACTTAAATAGAACAGGTCAAAGTTTAACTTTTACTGAAGGAAACTTAGAAGTAGCTTCTGGTAGTTTTTGGTCTAGTAGTGTGTGGAATAGAATGTCTATGGCAGTTATAGGTGGTTCAACTGGAAAATATTATGCAGAGTTTGTTAATTATGGAAGCAGTGGTGGTGGCTCAACAGTTATTGGTGTTGGGAGTTATGAGGCTTTAGCTAATAATACAACTCAACATAATGATGCAATAACTTATTATTACACTTATATAGACCAAAATGGCTCAAGAGCAAACATAGGAGGCAACTATGCTTCAGCTCCCGGAATTTCTGGTAATGAAGTTGTGCGATTGGCTTGGGATGTTAGTAATGGAAAAGTATGGATAGGAGGTTCTCAAGAATTTTTTGATGTAGGTAGTGGAGTAGGTAATCCAGCTAATGGCACTAATCCATCTGGCACTATATCTAATTATGCAGGGAGTCCTATAGGAGTGTTACACAATAGGTCAGTTAATGTTGGTAGATGTATAATGAACTTTGGTCAAAATGGAACTTTCAATGGAACTTTGACTGCGGGTGGTTATGCTGATGAAAACGGAGATGGAAACTTTTTCTATTCTGTACCTAGTGGATTTGTTTGTTTATCAAGTAAAAATTTACCCGAACCTGCTATAGGTCCTAATTCAGACACGCAACCAACTTCTCATTTTATTCCGTACTCTTACACAGCCGATAACACAGACAACAAAGCAAGAACTGGTATGGGGTTTCAACCCGACCTCTTATGGATTAAATGTAGAGATACTGCTTTTTCTAACGGACTTTATGATTCTAGTAGAGGTGCAGATAAATATTTATCATCTAATACAACTGGAGTAGAGACGACTTATGATTTAATGAGTTCTTTTGATTCAGATGGTTTTACTACACAAAACGACTCTACAGTAGGAAACCTATGGAATTACTCTTCAGATAAATATATTGTTTGGTCGTGGAAAGCTAATGGTGGAACTACGACTACAAATGATGCAAGTGCTACTGGTGTTGGTAGCATTGATAGTGTTTATCAAGCAAATACAGATGCAGGATTTAGTATTGTAACCTATACGGGAACTGGGAGTAATGGAACATTGGCACATGGTCTTGGTGTAGCACCAAAACTTATGTTTATCAAAGGTTTAAGTGCGGGTGGTAGTGGACCTCATAACTGGATAGCTTATCATGGTGCAAATGGTAGTGACCCAGAAACTGATTATTTATATTTAAGCACAACTGCTTCAACAGATGACTCTAATACAATTTTTAATGATACTGCTCCAACCTCAACTGTATTTTCTCTAGGAACTCATGTGACTGTTAATGAAAATACTGTAAATTATGTGGCTTATATTTGGGCAGAAATAGAAGGCTTTTCTAAATTTGGGAGTTTCACATCTATAGGAAACTCAAATGGTGAGTACGTCTATTTAGGCTTTAAACCCGCACTTTTTGTTGCAAAATCGTTAGGAACAGAAAACTGGATTGTATTGGATAATAAAAGACCGGGATATAACCCAACTGGTAATTATTTATATTGGAATTTAAGTAATACAGAAGGTGGTGCAGGTGGTGAGTATGTTGATTTACTTTCAAATGGAGTAAAAATTAGAACAACTGGTGCGAGTATAGGTTCAGGTAGTCAAAAATATGTTTACATGGCTTGGGCAGAAATGCCACAAAAATATTCACTTGCTAGATAGGAGAAGATGATGGCTTGGAATTATAATGGTGCTGAAGTACAACTAGGACAAAGTTGGAAAGATAATAGCAATATAAGACACCCTTCTAATTGGGGAGTTTGGAGTGATGCTGAAAAAAAAGCAGCAGGACTTACATGGACAGATGATGTTGCACCACATGACAACAGATTTTATTCAAGTAGAAAAGCAGACGGAACATTAGTTGAAAAGTCTTTAGCAGATGTTAACCAAGTTGATGCTAAAGGTAATAAAATTTTAGACTCTGACGGAAATCAATTAGTTGCAGAAGGTTTAAAAACTGTATGGGTTAGAATGACAAAAGAAAGAGCTAATAGTTTATTAGCTAAATCTGATTGGGAAGTTACTCGTAAATCCGAAAAGGGAACAGCTATTGCTTCTGCTACAACTACCTTCAGAGATAAAGTAAGAACTGCGTGTGACACAATAGAAACCAAGATTAATAATTGCAGTAATCTTACAGAGTTTAAAGCATTGTTTGATGTGCCGAAAGATAGCAATAATAATCCAACTGGCAATGCACCTATATATGACTTTCCAGAGGAATTATAATGATATTCAGTGAATTTACATTAGGCGAACAAGGTTTTTCCGATCTTAATATAATACCAAGAGAGTTTTGGTTTGCAATATCTCCAACAAAGAACGAGTCTTGGGCAGATATAAATGAGGCAGTAAAAGATAAATCTATCACATCTTTACGATCTTCTGATGTTGCTTCTTCTTTTTCAGAGTTTGCATTTTCTCAAACTGCTATATCTGATCTTGGATTACTAGTGACAAGAGAGGGATGGCGAGGTATACTTGGAACAACAAACACTGAAAGTTGGAGTAATGTGTCTCCTTCTGGCAGTGAAACATGGACAACTGTAACCCCAAGTGGTACAGAAACATGGAAAAATATATTATAGGGTGTAAAACATGGCAAGTACATATACAGCAAATACTGGAGTAGAAAAAATAGGTTCTGGAGAACAGTCGGGGGTTTGGGGTACAACCACTAATAACAACTTCGACATCATAGATAGAGCCATAAATGGTGTTGGGAGCATATCCTTATCTGGCACAACACATACACTAACTACATCAGACGGTACTTTGTCGGATGGTGGGTTTAAAGTTTTAGAGTTTACAGGTGCTTTAGGAGCAAACAATACTGTGACTATATCTCCTAATGATCAAGATAAATTTTATATAGTAAAAAATGCAACAACTGATTCTGGTAGTTCTGGTCCATACTCTGTTATTTTAACTCAAGGATCAGGTGGAAATGTTACTGTTCCAAATGGAATTTTTAAAATTGTATATGCAGATGGGGCTGGATCTGGGGCAAAGGTGACTGATGTAACAAGTGCTTTAGACATAACAACTTTGCAAATAGGTAGCACCGCTTTGACCTCTACCGCAGCAGAATTAAACATAATGGATGGTGGAACATCTGCTACATCAACAACAGTGGCAGATGCAGACAGAGTTGTGTATAACGATGCTGGAACCATGAAACAAGTGGCAGTTACCGATTTGTCTACTTATTTTAATGCTAATGCTTTTTCTGCTCCTTCTGCTATAACAAGCTCTAGTGCTACTTTAACACCGGGTTCAGCTCAATCTATTTATCAAAGAGTAGATAGTTCAAGCAATAATGTAGCTTTAACTTTAGCCGCAGGTAGTTTAGCTGTTGGGCAATATATAATTGTAGATAAGACCTCAACAAGTAATACTTTAACACTGTCTTATCCCACTAACTCACAAGGAATTTCGTTAGGAAGCTCTGTTGAATTTGCTTTTGCAATTTTTAACGGGTCTCATTTTTCTTTTGTGGAAACTGTAAAATCATAGGTAAATAAATGATACCTTTTATTAGTAATGCAGCAGTAACAGAGGTAAATTCATCTGGTAATTTGAATGACAAAGCTGGTTCTAGTAAAAGTAAATTACCTATTCAGATTTTTAGATTAACAGATAATGTTTCTGGTAATCTTACAATGACAAATAATAGTGCTCATAAAAAAATATTTTTAGACACAAACGGAAATAATATAACTAATTCAACAGGTTCGCCAATCACCAACAATTCAAGCACTGCTTTGGAAATCATAGGTAGTGGTAATGTGCAATCGACTTTAAAAACTTTTTCTGCTTCTGAGTCTTCTGATAGTCATACTGGAACAACAACAATAAGCAATAGTGATAGTTCAACTCTCGTGGTTGATGACGGTCATACTTTTTCTCAAGATAATCAAGCTGTAACTTTCTCAAGTTTTGGCAGCAATAGACCTATTGTTCCCTCTGGCACAACTCTAGTTATCAGTGGCTCTAACGTAACAGAAGGCACAACTTTAAGCACTGCTCAAACAGAGGCAGTTTTGGGTACAACATCTAGTCATAAAATAGCTAGTGTTACAGCAGGTATTAATAGCTCAGCTTTTACTGCGGCGCCGGGAAGTCAATTAACTGGGGTAGATGCTTTGGGCATAGGATCACAACTTACAAACTCTAGTGGTAATTATAGAGTGTTTAATGGTTGGTGTTTTGTTGGTGCAAACGGATTTAGTTTATATAATTTTGCACAAAGTATTGACAGTGAGGGGAACGTACAATTTACAACTAATGCTAGTCTTGGAGCTGGAAATGGTGGAAGTGGTTTATCGAGTGGTGTTTCTAGTAGTAGTCTTGCTAGTGTTACAACTACGGCTTCTGTAACAGTAATAAGTACAGGTAGACGAATAAGATTTACAAATAATTTAGCGATTGCTGTTGCAATAACTGGAGACGACAATCCCTTTGGATCTGTGTCTGTGTCAGCAGGTGCAACACAAACAGCAAACAGAGATTCTACAGATGGTTCTTTTGCTATTGTTGGAACCATTAGTGGATCAGATGGTAGTAGTCAACCTTATGCTTTAGTGCCCGTCAATGACGGGACTGGTAGTATTGTGACTACTAAACATACAGGAACTTTATCAGCGAGTGCTTTATAATGCCAATGAGAGCTTTAAAATTTAAACCGGGTATAAATTCAGATGTTACATCATATAGTAATGAGAGCGGTTTTGTTGACGGAAACAAAATTAGATTTCGTTTTGGTTTTCCAGAAAAATTTGGCGGGTGGGAAAGAGTTAGCTCAAACACTTACGAGGGCAAAGCAAGAAGATTACATAATTGGGTAGCCTTAGACAGTTCTGACTTTTTGGGTATAGGAACTCATTTAAAATATTATATTGAAGAAGGAACGACTTTTAACGACATAACTCCATTAAGATTAACCACTGGATCTGGTGATGTGACTTTTGCAGCAACAAATGGCTCGTCAACTGTTACAGTTACTGACTCGGCACATGGTGCTAACATAAATGATTTTGTAACTTTCTCTGGCGCTGCTTCATTAGGTGGCTTAGTTACAGCCACGGTTTTAAATAAAGAATATCAAATACAAAGTCTTATAAGCTCCAATCAATACACTATAACTGTTGCCGTTACTGCTAACAGCTCTGACACAGGTAATGGTGGATCAAGTGTTGTTGGGGCCTATCAATTAAATGTAGGAACTGACTCTACGATTGGCGGTACGGGTTGGGGTGCAGGACAATGGAGCGGTACAACAAGTGGTGCACT